TATTCTGGACGTTGCAATCTTGCATCTGAACTTCTTACTCCAAAATGGCTTAATATACTTTCTATATATCTAGTACCGCCTCTTGCGTTCTTTTCAAGCCATTCTTGTAATCTAAATGCACGACGTAAATCATTGATAGTCGTTGGTTCAATTTCTGCATTTGAAGTATCAGCATATAAACTATCTGCTGGTACATCGGTACGTCCTCCTTGTGCTGCTACGTTAACACTTGAAGGTGTTCCGTTTAATGAAGTTCCTGAAGAACTATTTAAATATACAGGTAAATCTCCTTCTACTAATCCAATGGGAATATCTACTGCTGCACCTTTTTGAGCAAAAGGTAATGAAGATGTAAAATAATCATGTTCCCATGCTCTGTTTCGCAATATTGTTAATGAATTAAAATTTGCGTTGTTACTACCATTAACTAATTTATAATTTACAGGTGTCTGTAAATTTTGGTCTCTATAATATTCATTATAAATGCACTGATATGCTGCTAATGGTAAAGCATTAATATTAGTTGCACTTCCTCCAGTTGGTACTGGTGGTACTCCTAAATAATCAAGAAATTTTGGTGCTATTGGGCCATCATCATCTGTTACAGTAATAAATGGATAAGGTATACCGCTATTGGCGTCGGTAATAAACTTTTCCCAATTTTCCCATAAAATTCTGTTTGGTACAAAGAAATAATGCATACTTACGTCCATTCTGTGCATAACTGGTGCAATAAGTGGAGCAAATCTTACTAAGCTTTCGCATCCAAGATTAAACTTGTCGCCTGGTACACATTCTAATGTAAGAATTGGTGTCAATTGGCCCATTTTTGTTGATAACTTAACATCATGGGATAAATCAAAGCTGTTTTTTTGTGGCTTTGTTAACTTAATACTGTTGAATAAGTTTTTCATGTTTGTTTTTTGTTTTTAATTGTTTATAAACGGGTTCCACCTCGTTGAATGTAATAAGTTCGGGCTACTTTTCTGTATCCGCCTCTTTTTTTGCGACTTGTACGTCTTCTCATTTTTATGGTTTTTATTGTTAATAATTATTTCTTACCTAATGCTCTTAATAATGCTGCTGCAGTTTGTCCAGCTACTCCCATAGCTTGAATTTTTTTCATAAATTCATTTTCTTGTTTTTGAGTTATTATTTTTTCGTTAGTAAGTTCCATATATTGTTTCATACTAACTATTTTTTGTGCAATTTCTGATTGCTTCGCAACAGATAATTGTGTATTTGCTAATATGTTTTGTACTTCAGCGTTTGTTTTTCTTATTTGAGTTTCTATTTGTTTGAACTTTTGGTCTTGTAGATATACTTCTCCTGCTGATAAAGTTTCTTTGTTTCCTAATGTAAACTTCCTAATATCAAATGTGTCTTTTGCGAACTTCGTATTTATATTTTTCCAATCAGTTTCGCTATTTGTTTTTAATGTTTGAGCTTCTATTAATCCGCCCTGCTTTTGCATATTCTCAAGTTGTAAACGTTGAGTTTCTAATGCATATTGTTTACCTAATACATTTAATCCCTCTGGGTCTACCTGCGGTGCTACATAATTAGGCGCTTTCGCTTCTGGTGTTTTTATAGGTTGAGCGGTTGTCATTTGACCATATATAAGATGTGGGTTTAATCCAGCTTCCTTAAATCTTGTCATTTGTGCTTCAGGAGCATTATACATATTCTGTCTGTTCCAATCTGCTAACGCATCTGCTCTTTGTCTATCGTAAATCTCTAAATTTGTACGTTTTTGTTGTGCATTTGTTAATAACTGACTACCTACATTTAATGCATTTCCTACTAATGCTGCAGTTTTTGCTGCTTTAGCTACTTTTAATGTTCCTGCTATTGCTTTTCCAGCGGTAATTAACGCTGGTGGTATGATAAATGGCATGTTATAAGGGTTTTATAAATTCGGCCAAATAGGCCTCTTTGTTTGTAATTAGTTATGTTTTTTGGTTTGCGCGACGATTTCGGTCGTTCCAGCGTTGCTGCTTGTTTTTGGTTTTCTGTTTTTTTCGTTTCTGTTACCATACACTTTCAGTCGTTTTTTTCTAAACCCCAGAAAGCAAGCTGCTTTCGCCCTTTGGTCGCATTGGGTCATCCGCTACGCTACTTCCCTTTTGCTCCCCTGGGGCTTTCAGCTGCTTTGCTTTTTTCTTAGGGTGGGGGTTTATACTCCTTTTTTTTGTTTTTAGTTGACTTGGTGTCAACTAGCACTAATATATCAAGTAGTATTAGTGCTTTGCTGACGCGCTTCGCTTGTCTTGCGCTTTGCGCGAGTTGGATTAATCCAACTCACTCAAAACGCCGTTTTGTTCCTCAGAGCTAATGTCTGATAATTTTTGTAAATCTGGGGTTTTATTTTCAGATTTCAAAGTTTTTTTCAAACTTTTTAATTCTTGCTGATATAATTCAGCAAATTCTTGCCTTTCCGCAAGGTCAAGTGTTCTTGGGTCTGGCATGTCATTATAATCGTCACCTTGTTGCCAAATAGGTGTTCTTTCTCCCGAAATCGGGAGACCTCTTGAATAACGGTCAAGCAATGTGCGAATAGACATGCTTTGATCTGGTATTGTTTCACTTGGTTCGTTATTTACTTCGTAACGACGAGTATGCTCTTCCCGGTTAAGATATGTTTTAATCATTTTTAAATTTTTAAATTTTCTTTTTTGTTTAATTTACGAATACTATCGTAAATTTTTTGTTCATTAAAAAATTGTAGATTGTTGCCATGTTCCTCTACTAACAAATCTTTTGCTTCGGATGCTTTCTTCTGGAAGTAATAAGAAATTCGTTCCTTCTCGAATTCGTCGTATATCCTCAGCTTGTAATACCTTGCCAATGGAGCCTTTTTCCCATCTAACAAAGGTACGTATACGCGTTCTTCGACGTTTGCTTTGTGCCATTTTAATATATTTTCGGTTATATAATTTGAGCCAAGTCCTTTGCTCATTAATGCAAATTCTTTGCTTCTATCATCGTTCTGGTGCATTGGTATTTTGGCAGCTTTTGATATGTATTTTAAAGTATAACCGATTGATGCATCGGTTATAGTTCCTACATGTATTTCGCCAATTTTTTTGTTATCTAATGCCCAGGCACGCTCGAAATAATTAATATCAGCGTTGAATATAACTATATGGTAATGTGGTCTGTATGTCTGACCTCCATACTCTCCAACGGCGTAATACTTTATAGATTTGTGATTTTTTCCATGACATTTCCGTAATCTTTTAAAGAACTTTTGAATATCTGTCTTTTTTAACGTCATATAACCCTTACTGGTTATTGGTACGTGTTCTGTGTCGTAGGTTAAAGTTAAGAAGTGAGCGGATATGCTCCGCTCTCCCTCCTTAACTAAACGTACTGACCAAGTACTTGCCCTACGTCTTTTACAATTTAAACACTTTGAACAGGGTACATAATGACCTCCATTTTCCTCTTTTAACTGGAAAGGGTTTAAACATTGTGTAGACACTAGAAGCTTGGTGTTCCGTATTTAGGCATTGGTCTAACTGCCTGAATTTTATTGTATACATGACAATATAGTGGGTCTGTGCCATCTTCTACTGCGAATATACGTGTTGTATCTTCTGGTTTACATTCTATAAATGATGAGTTTAAATTTGGCTCGGTTGCAAAAATGCGACCTAAATGCCAATAATCTAAAGTTGTTCTAAACTCTCCAGCAACACGAGATGGCATAAACTTGTATTCTGCATACCTTGGTACATAACCAAATGTTTCCGTTTTATTAGATGTATATGCAAATAACTCTTGCTTTTCTACTGGTTGTTCTCCAATGTTTGCAAATGATGGAAAATAATAATCTAATGTATCATTTTTAAGGAATGTTTTTGGTATTCCTTGTTGATATGCGGTTTTAGGCATTACACTCATTATGCCAATAATATATCCGTGTTCTTCACAATAATAAGAACCACTTTTTCCACTACTAATTGATAATCCGTGTCCAGCCATATTGCCTTGTGGTAAACCATCTGTTTGTCCAGTTGTATTTAAGACTTCGCTTACAACAACTGGAGTTTTTACACCTGTTATGTATTCTGGACGTTGCAATCTTGCATCTGAACTTCTTACTCCAAAATGGCTTAATATACTTTCTATATATCTAGTACCGCCTCTTGCGTTCTTTTCAAGCCATTCTTGTAATCTAAATGCACGACGTA